CTCTATCCGGATTCTGTTCATATTGTTCGTTGGAATGTTGGACAATCTCTGGGAGAGCACGCAGATGCTTTTTATATGGATGGAAGACCTAATTATACTCCTTACAGGAAATACTCCAGTATCGTATTTCTTAATCATGATTTTGAAGGGGGTACGTTACAATTCACAAAAGGTTCGTGTGATGTAATTTCTCCAGAAACTGGGAAATTAGTCGCATTTACCGCAGGATTACAAGATACACATAAAGTCAATATGATAACACGAGGTACTCGTTACACATTGGCTTGTTGGTTTACTGACTCCGAGGCTCATGCTATTGACGAATTTAAACAGGATCTATCAGAGCCATTTGGTAAGTTAAGTTTGTAAATTATTAGTTTCAATAAATGATATTAGAAATACTAATTTTAATTACGGTTTTAATCATCGCTGGTGTCATGATATTTTTAGGTGTCAAAATGCCTTCATATATAGATGAAATTAAAGATAAAATAGATAGCGTTCGCTCATCTGTTGAAGATCAAGTAAATGATAGCGTAAAAAACATAAAAGGAGATGTTCAGAAATATTGTAGTAAAGGATTCGTGTAATTATACTTCAGAGTTATAATTACAAAATTACTTAGTCATTTTCAAGAAGTCGTTTTCAGTGATGATCTTAACACCGTAATTCTCAGCTTTGGTGCGTTTTTTCCCACCACCTCCGAGATTTCCGATCACTAGATAAGATACTTTCTTAGTCAGTGTCCCAGGTGTCTCTCCACCGAGTTGTCTAACTAAATTTTGGGCTTCTTCGCGTGTACCCGCTTCCATTTTTCCGGTAAACACGAAAGATTTTCCAGAAAGTATACCTGTGGGACTTGGTTGAGAAGTCTTAACGTAAACCTTGATTTGGGGATTGTCTTTCAGAAACTTTTTGAATTCAGGAAGAGCTCCTAAAAATCCATCCAGCGTATCTTGACCAACACCTTTCACTTTTTCTAATTTCTTAGGTGGGTTTGTAAGAATATCTGGATATTTATCAACAATCTTTTGAACAGTTTTTCCACGCGCGTGTGGAAAAAGCTGTGTGGCACCCATCAAAAGAGCTAGATCTACTGGTTCTGAGAATTTCTCATCTATTGCATCGCGTATGTTGGCAGCTTTTTTACTTTTCAAGGTATGTTTTTTACCTTTTTTCCTAGGAGCTCGAGCATTTCTAGATACATCATCCTCCTCTTCTTCTTTTTTCCCGAGAGCTTTGGCAATATCTTCTTCGGATGCTTGTAGAATTGACGTGATAGTTGTCATTCCATGATTGTAAAGAGCTTCGATTGTTTTCTTGGCAATCCCCTTAATATTCATCCCTCGTTTTTGACGACCACCTGAGAAAAACAAATCTAGTTTTTGAATTCTAGCATTGTCCAATTCTACTGTCGCAAATATATCCATTGGACTTCTCCTATTTTGTCCATCGCCCCATACAAATGGTATTTCCTCGTGCCCCTTATATTGATATTTAGGGATTGGATCTCTAACCTTGTCTGGTAGATCGGGAACCTTATTTTTTCTTTTATCTTTCAAGATTTGTCCAATGTAAGGAATAACATCTCCAGTTCTAATAATCAATAATTTGGAGCCCGGGCCGATTTTATTTTGCTTAATAAATTTGGCATTAAATCCGGTCGCTCGACGATAAACACCACCCACGATAGATCCATCTTCCATCAATCTACCTATTTTAACTGGTTTATATATCACCACCGGTTTTAAAGCATTTGTGGTACTAGAAGTCCATTCTACACCAACCACATCTACCACTGCCGTTTGCATATTTACCTTATATGCGAATGCTGATTTCAACACATCAACTTTGGTAACAGGTCTAACTTTACTATCGTCAAACACTACCAATCCGTCTATTTCGTATGGACTTTTTCTACGAAAATCTTTCAGAATCTCGAACAATTTGGGCTCTGTAAGCTGAGTTTTAGATAGTTGTGTTGTCTCGACCGTCACAAATCCCATGTCTCTCAATGTCATAATCTGATCATATCTGGTTTTATCGCGAGGTAATAATAGTTCATAAGCAACAAAATCGATATCGCTAGTTTCAACTCCTGTATGTTTTTTCTTAGTGACAAAACCACCAACAATATTTCGAGGATTGGAATAAACAGCTGAATATTTTTTCTTCCACACAGAATTCCTCATCACCAATTCACCACGAACTACTATTTTTTTACTTTTTGGGAAATCAAACTGATCACCATCTGGAATGAAACTTAAATTATCGACGTACCTTGATAGATCTTTTCCAGTACTTCCAGTACCCCTTGAATAAATAGTTCTTTTGACCTTGTTATTAGTCTTTTCGTAAATCAACAAACAAGAAATTCCGTCAGCTTTACCTTCAATAGTAAACGGACCTGGATATTCCGATTTCCAAGCTGTAAATTTTCTTTTGTACACTGGTTTACTCCACGCAGATGTTCCCTTTTTAGGATCTAACATAGCAGCTACGAATTTGAGTATAGTTCCCATGTGATATGGAAGTTTTACATCTTTTCTGGTGTCAATACTGGTATTTTTAGCACCAACTCCCTTGGTTTCGTGATAAGTCTTATCTTTTCCGAATTTTTCGTCATAAATATCAACTAGTTGTTCGTATATGTCATCTGGTATACCTCCCTCGAAAGAAGGTTCATAATACATTCTATCAAAGCACTTTAGCATATCCGTGAGAGATTTTTTGTCATTATTATTTGCATATTCTTGCGCTTTTGTTACAAGTTCGTCTAATAACTTTTGATCCATTTTCTATTATTTTCAAAAATAATAGAAAAAAATCATTTTTTATGATTACTTCGCGTATTCAATTACTGGGATAAAAAGTGGTAGCACACCGTCATTAATAACTATAAGTATTGGCTGTTTTGGTGATAAAATACGAAAATCTGCGGGGTCTACTGTTTTTTGAATAGTTATTATTTCTATTTCTTCAGCTTCTTGTATCCTAAATTTATACAACCACGTGTTTATTTTGTTCTGTGCCATTGGATCTGTAGCATCAAAAGTTCTAGAAATACAAATTTTGTTGTTGGTTAAAATCTTGTTTCTCCACAAGTAATCTTGATCTTGATTTATTAAAATATGAGTGTAAACTATTTTACTGTCATTAACCCTGTATAAATTATCAGTTGTTGTTATTATTTCGTTTGGTCTTTTTGTAAAATCTTCTTTCGATTTAAAATATTCAGGAATACTTTGACAATTATAGAAGTCTAAAATCATATCTAGATTGTATTTCATTAATAGTTTAGCTTGTAGTTTTAGCCGTGATAGTACAACATCAACTTCACCATCTTTAACCACAGATGTTGTGTTCAAATATAAGTTATCGTTTCTGTAGATACTCCTAGGCGGGGGCAACATTTCTGAAAATTCAATTGTATTGTCCCAGGACTCAATAGAAATATGCTTTTCCATAAAACTATCCAACAAAGAATCGTATACACAATCTAACAATGTAGTTTGATCCATTTCATGTTCATGAGTTTCGAGTTTATCTTGTAATGTTTTTCTTGTGAATTTAATCGCATTCAAATACTTAGATAGACTAAAATTAAAATATCCTATTACACATTTAGCGATTTTTCGATTTTTAGTATATAACTCTAACAAAGAGTTATCGGAATTCCAAGTGATAATTTTAAACACGAATGAAGTGTCTTCAATAATACCAGTGTATTCAGATTGTCATTTTGTGATGTTATTACTAAATTATTATTGACTAAAAAATTTTCTAATTCATTATCAGATGGAGTGTATTCTATATCTTCTGTCATTGGTATTGGTAATGGTGGTAAATTAGATGTAAGTATAGAAATATTATCCTTCACTAATTTTACACCATGACCAGATTCATTGATAACCTGTGACCATCCATTATCTATTAAAGAACTTGGAATCTCGATAGGTAATATCAAATTATCACCTGTAAAAGTTTTGATATTGAACAACCAAGCTCTTAGTAAATATTCTCCAATTTCTTCGGTTATATTCCCTTCTACTAATTCACAATGCGGAGTCTTAAAAAATTTTTCAGCATCCGCTCCAAAATGTTCATATATCACCACCGTTTTTGCATAAATGTGATTAGATGTCAAATACATTTCGTTATAATACGGTAAAACAAATTCAGCGTCATCCGAGTCTACAGATCTTTGAATTCTCGGGGATCTATGTAATCTTCATTATTTGGATCAAGTTTTTCAATTATTTCCAAGTCGGAGAAATTAGCCATTGACTGTTTACATAGAGCCAAGCACTTATCTTTACCATTTTTGTCAATGTCTTCTAAAAATTGTCTTCTAACAGCGAATGAACTTTCTCTAGAAATTTCGGTATCGTTTTGAACGCAATATAAAATATGCAAAAAACTAGCACTTGAATCTCTAGTAACACCTCTTCTTCTCCAATTATCTGATACATTAAAATCGAGACTTATTAAATTGAGTAAGCGATCAATATTTGCAGGTAATTTACCTCTTCTTCCTATGGTCGCTCTTTTTTGAGTATTTAGATCTTCATTTCGTTTGAGACGATCTATAAAAAACTTACTAGATTCGGAAGCTCCTAAAATATTAATAAGTGTGTTAAGTCCGATTGTTAAGGGGTCAAACTCATCATCATTTCTTGAAAATAAATCACGTTCTGCTTTGATGATGTCTATTTCCGCAAAGATTGTTACAATTGTATCACGTCCTTTATTAGAAATTAAGACCGCCCCCAAGGGATCTTCAGGTACATCTACAATTCTTTTTATCTGATCTTCTGACAGTTTAATGTTCTTGTCTGACAAGAACTTCTTAGTTACTGGATCGAATCCAATAATTGTTAGCTTGTCTTTTGCAAAATCAAGAAGCATATCTAACATTCTGGAGTTAAAATTTTCAAATACCATTTCCAAACGCGTTCCGTTATTTAAATCCAAATTCTCCAAGTTACCATAGTATTTATTGTATAAAGCACCAGCTTGAACACGTCTGTCGTCGGCACCACAACAAGGTAAAAATGGATATTTCTTTTGATTACTCAATGAATTAGATATCAAGTAGAAATTATCATAGGTTTTCTTTCCTTTTGAAATTTTTGGACATGTTAAAAAATCTCCGCTATTTTTAGGAAATTCTTCAACATGATACCCAAGTTGGCGAAGATCTTCTACAGAATCTTTATCTACCACCCATGGTATCACTGGTTGACATTTTCTACTATAATTTTCAGCCCACCATTTTGTAGTTGATATATTAGGACTGCATTTTTTGGTAACAGGATTACAAATCGTTTTACCACAGTCTTTATTAGTATTACAAGTTGATTTATCTGTTTTAATTTTTGGTAATTTTGGATACTTGTTGATGTATTTTTTAAAATGATTCACGACTTTCCCCTTTTCTTTTTCATACAAAGCTAATGCTATTCCAAATAATCTGGCGAAAGAGTATACCGAATATATTGTTTTAGCTCCTTTAATACTTACACTTAAAAATGGAACACCATCGCTTCTTTTATTTCCTGAATTCTGATTAAAAGTTGCCTTGATAGTTTCGTCATGAACTTTAGCCAATATTCTAAAAGATCCTTTGTATTTAGTTTTCTCTCTGTGGATCAAACCTAGTTTTTTATCTTCCATAGGCAATATTAAATGACATAAAACAGGATTTTGTTTAATAATGTGAAAAAATATGTTACTATCCAATGCGATATTTGGATATATAAAATCAACATTAACTATACCCGGCGACGTTCTTTGTATATCATATCTGTCTCCGAACAACTTTTGAACTATATTTTCGGAAAAAGTCTTTGAGAATTCGTTCTCAGGTGTTAACTCTGTTTTCAAAACAATGTAAGCGTCTCTAACTTCTATTTTAACATTAGAAAAACTAGCTAAATAAGTTTTCCAAATTTCAATCTCTTTCAATAAAGTCTCTAAATTAAGTTCGTGTGATACGTTATTTTTAGTTAAAAATCCCTTTATACTGTCCAGTGTTTGATTAATCCATTCCAAAGGTTTGACACTTAAATCCAAAACACCCCAATCTCGCTCGGATTGGAATGTTATTTCTCTTTTAGGTTTAATAACTGGCAATGATGTTAAACATAACATACACCAAAAATCACTAACATTTTCAGGTGTATGTATGCTATTCGAAAGTTGTTTAGAATTCTCTGAACAATACACGTAAGGAAGTTTAGGAGAAACTTCGATAGAGTTGAAAATTTCAAGAGAATCTAATTTTTTACCAGATCTATTTTTCAATACTATTTCTAATTCAAGACTAGTAACATTAAAATTATCAGCTTCAACTGGTTCTATTTGGTACAATTTACTTTTAGCTTTTACCCAATCTTCATTAACCATTTCAAGAGGTTTCATATTTTTGAATTTCTGGCGATTTTCAGATGAATATATAATTCCTGATTTTTTGAGTGAGTCCCAGTCGTCTTGTACCTTTAACTTTTGACTCCATGCGCTCAGGATATCTTCTTTTGATACACTAGGAAAATATTCTTTGACTTCTAAATAAGTATTAGAATTGAGAGGTAGATTTTCAACCACATCTACAAGAAATAATAACTTGTAAGACCGCCCTGTAGGACATCTCTTGTCTAGTTTAATTTCTTCCACATTATAAAATCTATCAAACTTAGACTTGGGTATATTTTTAATGTTTGTTCCTAGTAATTCAACAGGATTGTACACATTAACCCAATAATTTTGTACACATATATCTCTTCGCGGAATTGTTTCCATTTTGTCTATTGTAATATTTTTCTTAGATATTTCATTCGTTGAAATGAAATATTGAATACATATGTTTTATAAACTATAATATTCTACTTCGCCATTTATTATTTGCTCTTTTTGTAGTGGTGACAAATACCTTAGTTTCAAATTTCCAATATATTTGGCACGACCAATATTTGAAGATATTATTTCTTGTGAAATCTCTTCTAACTTATCTATTTTATCTTGGGCATTAAATTCCACCAATAAACATCTCAGAAGTTTAGTTACAATAACTTTGGCTTTTTCTCTTGTATCTTTACTGATAGATTTTTCATTTACATCAAACATACACGATTTTTCTGGCGATATCATAGGTTTCGATAATATCGCTCTAGTATATTGGCCATACATGATTTTGATATAGTCCCATAACAAACTAGTAACGTCCTTATACCTTTCGCTATATTTGTTCGAGATATCCTTGATAACATATTGTAATTTACTAGTGATTCTAAAAGGAGCCCCTTCACCAGAACCACAATTAATTTTATAAAGAACTAAAAATCCACGAGCAAGTTTAATTACTAAATCGATATCGCTAAAATGTTTGTTTAAAAGTTTTAACAATTCACCGAATAAGTTTAATTTACCTGTAAATAGCTCAACTAATTGATCAGAAGTTTCATCATCTGGCTCTATAATATCAGCTGATTGGTCTCGTAAAGTTTGACGTAATTCCATAAGAGAATGCCCAGAGAGATTCAATCCATTCTTTTTAGGTCCTATACCCAATACCGGGTCTTCTACATCCCCGTGATAAAGAATACTACTACCTGTCTTGGTAAGCATTTGTTTCATCAATTGGGTGTCAAATTTAACTTCATGGGCTTTATCCAGCGCTTTTTTAGCTGTTTCAAACATGTTTTTATCCATCATTCTTATTAAAATATTATAAGCATTATCCCAAGTGACAAATGGATTCTCTTCCCATTTTTTAGAATCTAAAAGTCTAATTAACAATTCGTGTTTTAATAGAGATCTAGATATCGGTAAATCTTCTAGTTCTATATTTTCCGGTGATTCTTGTAAACTAATCGAAAGATTAAATCTTGTTTTCCTTAATTCTCTAAATCTTTCTTCAATGTCTTGAGCGATATCACCGAATCCTCTGGACTCCAATCCGGTTTTAAATTCATTAAAAGGTATTTCATCGATATCGTCAAATATTCTCAAAGAGATTAACAATTCTTTCCAATTTTCTTTCAATAACAATTGATAACTTTCTTCTCTGGGGATTTTAAACTCCCTTGTAAACCATAAATAACAAACAGCGTGTAATACTGTTGGAAATTTGAAGTAGTCGATGGTACATATTATAGAAGCTGTGGGTGATAGCTCGAAAGGTTGATATTGACCCGGAACACTTGAAAAAATGATATCTCCCACCATTTTAGGAGCAGAACTACTGGAAACAGTTTGTTTGTATAAATTTTTCATGGTATCATCCAAATCGGATGATTGACCGAGAGAACCTTCGAATAAAGAAGCAATATGCAAATCTCTGGGATCTAGTAATTCTTTTTCTTCCAAAACATCCGGTTCAGATGCTACGGCAGTAGTCGCAGAATGTTTATGCATCTTTTTCACGTATTTCCAAGCCTCTGCATCATTTACCTGTGCCTGTCTAACACGGCTTATTAGTTTACCTTGTCTAACATCTCTCTCGAGTACATAAGATACAAAATCGGATATATCATAATCTTCACCATCAATTGTGACTTGTTTATCACACACGTCGCATTTTTGTGCTACTACTTCTTCTAATTGTCCGGATGTATAAGCTTTATCTAAAACTTCTATCAAAGCTGATAATTCTAAACTTGGCAAGTCACTTAATTCTTGGGTGATTAAAGCTTCTATTTCTCGTTCTTTTACTCTATTTTGAGTGTCAGATAAATACAAAAACTCCAATACAGCTCTAACTATGTTCATCTTTTCCTCTTCTACTTGAACTTCGTATAATTTACGAAGGTATTGTTTTCTTAAAAAGTTAGCTAAATTTCCCGGATTATTTTCTTCGTGATCAAATATAGTTTTAACACCGTTTATATTTTTGTCGTAAATAAAATTTACAGACCATTCTGATAATTCTGGAAAATCGGGCGGTGATTTGTTATATGATTGTATCTCGATATCTTCAAGACCAATGTTTTTTAAATGTTCTCTGACGTCATCCAATGATAAATTTTTACAATCTACAACAGTGCAATCAGGATATATCAAATAACTTCTATTTGATGTTTGAACTCTAATACCATCATTAAGTCGTTGTATTATTTGATCAACGTTTAAATTTATAAATTCGCTAATATCACGTTGCCTCATCAAGTCCGATAATTTACCGTGAGCTAATAAAAATCTCTTTTTAGTGCTCAATGATTTTGCAAGAGTTTCATCGTCTAGATGTTCTTTTTTCTTGACAATTAATTCTTTTCTCAGATCCATCAGAACTCTGCCTACATTATTAGCTCCTCTGAGCGTATGATCTATGACACCAACACCTAATAAAGGTTTTTGAAAATTAAATGGATCCACATAAATTATACGATTGTATTTGATTTGACCGGTGAGAAAGTATTGTTGTAAATTTGGGAGACTTTGCATCAACAAGTCTCTATATTTATCGTTCGTTACTACATTTCGATATACAATTGTTAAATATTCTTTGAATTTAGAAAGCCGACATTGGTACAACATATTCAAAAATTCTTCTTTTAAGGATTTTTCGAATTTCTTCTTCTCACTTTTTGGTAATTTTTTCCAAGATTCTTTTAACTCTTCTCTTGAAAAATATTCTTTTTCTTTGATTTTTTTGAGTTTTTCACTCAAAGATGCAATATCTTTTTCGGTTTCTTCTTTCACCGTTACTATTTCTGCCATTTTGTCTTCTAAAATACCTAAAATAGATTCTCTGATATCAGCATTTTCTATATCAAATTCATCATCATCACTTATGTCGGATAAAATATCCGTTTTGATGCCTTTTATTTTTCTGGTGTTGTTAACCATGGAGGAGAATGGTAATTTATTAAAAAATTGAACAAATGCTTGCCTAGCAGTATTCTGTTCAACTACATTACCATCTTTATCGTATTTTATTCTGTTATTCTCATCTAAAACAGAATTTAGAGATCTTTTCATCTCTACAAAAATCTTACTAGCATTAAAGTCGGGATCATCAATAGACTCCCAATTTGCAATCAATTCCATCAAAGTATCAAGTCCTGATATACTTTCTTCGATAGTTTGATTAAATAATTTTAATGAATCTATAGTAGATTTTAATTTAATTTCACCTTTTTGCACACTTGTTGGCTTGTAATACTTTTTCTTCTCGTGATCATAGTTAAATGTTTTCAAGTAATTAGGGAACCCCGTTTTCCAATTTTTTACTATGGCTTTATAAACATCAAAACATAGTAATTGAGCCCATACATAACTTATAACATTAGACCATTTTTCGTCATCTATATACATAGGCTTGAACCAGGTCAAACTCAATGGTTTGAATTCGGGGATTTTAGTTTTGGATATATCTATTCCTTCCATTTCTTGAATACCAGAAAAGTATTAAATTAATTTTAAGAAACAGTAGTCATAGAAAATGAGCTCGGGATTATTTTATTTGAATGAAACAGACTTTACAGTTAAAGAGACACAAAAAGGAAAAACACTTTCAGTTGGAATAGAGGGTTATTCGTTGGTACTTTTTTATTCTACTAAGTGTCAACATTGCCAGTCATTGATTCCTATTTTCAAGAAACTTCCTAATTCAGTAGGAGGTTGTACTTTTGCTATGGTTAATGTAAGTCAAAATAAAGGAATTGTAACCAAGTCTTCAACAACCAAATCACCTATTAAATATGTACCATTAATGATTCTACACGTAAATGGTGAACCTTTTATGAGATATGATGGTCCTCATGAAATGGAAGAAATTAAAAGATTTGTATTGGAGATTGCCAAGAAAATGTCAAAAAACAAGAAGCCACAAAGCAATGTAGCCAAAGCTAAAGCTGCAAGTTCGGTTGCTATTCCTGGATACACTATAGGTAGACCTAAAAATTCTGGAAAACGCGATGCTGTGTGTTACTTGGGATTTGATTCCGCATATGCTTCAAAGTGATTTTTATAATTTTGAAATTATAAAAAAAATGACCACCAAATTTCCATTATTTGATTCTATAAATAATATGGTATCTAGCGAAAATGACGTGTTGACTCACAGTATTCAATTAGAACTTTCACAGAAAATAAAGAAATTTGACAAGAATACACAAGAACTTGTTTACGCTCTTATCAAAGCTTACCAAATCACTAATCCAGATACAAGTCAACATACCATACCATTTGAAGGAAAAACGCTAAAATCCGGTCTTAAATTTGATATGACCAAATTTCCCAATAAACTACAAAATATTTTAGCAAAATTCGTGGAACTCCATGAAAGTAGAACCGATGTATAAGGTTGTAAATTCATTTAACATAAAATGAATTTAAAAAGTAGTTATCGAAATGGAAAATGTCTCATAAATCACCGAATCAACGAAAATACGAGAAAACCGACCACTTAGGGCATATTAGAAAGCGTCCGGATACCTATGTGGGATCAAATAAACCACAAAAATTACCTGACCACTGTGTTGCGGATTTAGACGCTGACACACCGACGCTTGTGTCACGGGACATTGTTTATATTCCTGCAATGCTAAGAATATTTGTAGAAATTGTGTCAAATGCTATAGATAACATATACAGAAGTGTTGAAGACGATGTTCATATGTCAAAAATCAAAATTACGTTTGATGATGAAACAGGAGAAACAAGCGTGTGGAATGATGGTTCGTGGATCCCCCTGGATGTACATGAATCTGGATCGGCTATTCCAAAGATGATTTTTGGAGAATTACTTACTTCTGATAATTACGACGACACACGGCAACGTCAAGGTTCAGGTCGTAACGGTTATGGTGCAAAGTTAACTAACGTGTTTTCCACGGAATTTAAAATAGAATTAGGAGTTCCAAATGAAGATGGAGAAGGAATCAAAGTGTATAGACAGACTTGGACGAATGGGATGCGAGATTGTAGGAAAGCCGTCATCACGACTCGAAAATCCGGCAATCCATATACCATGGTTACATGGACACCCGACTTTGAATTTTTCAAAATTGCTAATTATTCAAAAGATCTGTTAAGTTTGTATTATAGATACATCTATGACACGTCTATGATTTCTGGATGCAGTGGTGTTTCAGTTATTCTTAACAAAAAGAAGGTACCAATTACAAATTTGAAAGATTACTCCAAACTTTTTTGTGATAGTAATGAAATACTTCAAATCAAGACTGATGATTGTGTAGTAGTACTAGTTCCAGACACTAGTTACAATTTCGTTGCATTTACAAATGGTGTCCATAATCTAGACGGAGGAGTTCATGTAGATGTTTGGTCAAATGCTATCTTCAAACCAATGCTTGCCAAGTTTAATAAAAAGAATAAACCCACAGTCTCTATTAGAGATATCAAGCAGTTTTTTAGAATTTTAATAAAAGCTGATCTACCCAACCCAGAGTTTAGTAGTCAGTCTAAGACATGTCTTACAGCGCCCACACCTAAACCTAAAGTTACTAAGAAACACATAGCAACTCTTATGAAATGGAAATTTGCTGATAAAGTTCAAGATATCATCAAAGGGAAAGAGTTGTTGACTTTGAAAAAAGTTGAAAAGAAAAAGAAAACATTCCAGAAAATTCCTGGATATGATCCGGCCAACTTTGCCGGTACTAAAAAATCTGGAGAATGCGTTTGTATTTTTACAGAAGGGTTATCAGCAAAAACTTACGGAGCTCGTGGAATAGAAAAAGGTTTTATTGGTAATTCCCGTTTGCCTCAAGTCAAAGGCAGAGATTATTTTGGTTTGTTTCCATTGCGTGGTAAACTCCTAAATGTTAGAAATGCAAGTACACAAAGTATCTCTAGAAATAATGAAATCAAAAACGCAATCAATGCTCTTAATTTACGAATAGGTGTTGACTACACTCAACAAAAGAATTTTGATACATTAAATTACGGTAAAGTAGCAATTCTTTGCGATGCCGATGTTGACGGTATTCATATCAAAGGGTTGTTGCTAAATATGTTTCATACTCTTTTTCCAACTCTATTGCAACGAGAAGATCCTTACATCATTTCAATGGAAACACCGATTGTTAAAGTGTTAGATGGAAATAGAACTCGGGTATTTTATGATGAGAGAAAATTCAAAGAGTTTATTAAACAAGACGATAACGCAAAATTGCGAAGAAAATACTACAAGGGATTGGGTACTTCTTCGAACGATGAAGTCAAGAAAACATTTGGTCAACGTGTGATTAGATATGAACATGATGAAGAAGCAGATGAACACATGAACATGGTATTTAGTTCATCTGAATCAGATGCTCGTAAAAATTGGCTTAGGCATTATGATCCAACCGCTTGTTTAGCCAAAAGCTCTAATAGTAAAGTACAAGATATGTCTATTACAGACTTTATCAATCAACAGATGATCATGTTTTCTATAGATGATTGTGGTAGAAGTCTTCCACATCTACTCGATGGTTTCAAGGAGTCTCATCGGAAAATTATGTATTCTGTTTTCAAAAGAAAACTTTCATATGGAGGAAAGTCTTTGAAAGTTGCCCAATTAGCTGGATATACAGCTGAACATTCTGCTTATCATCACGGGGAGCAATGTCTGTTTGATACTATTCAAAATTTAGCAGCTGATATTGTTGGAAAAAATAACATCCCATTACTTTTCCGAGATGGGCAATATGGAACAAGATTACAGGGTGGGAAAGATGCAGCTGCTGGTCGTTATATTTTTACCAAACTAGACGCATTAACTAGAGATATTTTCATTAAAGACGATGAGCAATTGTTACCCCGACATAGAGAGGATGGTGAACTGATCGAACCCATGTTTTATATTCCTATCATTCCCATGGTACTCGCTAATGGTTGCCAAGCTGGAATAGGAACAGGCTGGTCTTGTAGTATTCCAACTTACAATCCTATGGACTTGATTAAGGCTTGTAAAATATGGATGAAAGACGGAATTGATAGCGTTCCAGAATTAATTCCATGGTTTCGAAATTTTACAGGAGATGTTTCTAAAATACATGAATCAAAATATTCTACTAGTGGTGTTATTCAACGTCAGAAAAATAAAGTCACGATTAGTGAACTTCCTATTGGAATGTGGACTGATAAGTACAAAGAATTTTTAGAAGACTTGTTGGAAAAGAAACTTATTAAAAGTCTTCAAAATTATTCCACGCCACAAAAAGTGAAGTTTGTAATTACAGAACACAGAAATGGGATGAAATGCACTATCGATAATCTTAAATTGAAGAACACGATTACAACTACTAATATGGTGTTATTCACACCGAAAGGAAAACTCAAGAAATTCAAAAATGTAGCTGAAATTCTTGATAATTTTTGTAAATGCCGATTAGTGCTGTATAAAAAACGAAAAGCATTTGTCATCAAAGGTATAGAACAAGAATTAGTGGTACTTCGAAACAAGCGAAAATATCTCAGCGATGTAATGGAAGGTAATCTGGTGATCTTCAAAAGACCAGAAGAAGACATTATTCCGGAAATGGAAACGATGGGATTTGTGAAGCTGGCCACTACGAAAAAGGAAGAAAATTATGACTACTTGTTGAATTTACCAAACAGAAGTTTTACTCAAAATAAACTGGACATTCTAGACAAAGATATACAATCCAAAGAGACAAAGTTGAAAACTATTCAAGGAAAGACACCACAAGATATATGGATGAGTGAACTTGAAAATCTAGAACAGAAATATAAACCATGGTTAAGAAAGATGACTCATTAATTTGATATTATTCAAAGAATAATATCAAACATAGACAGCCACAAAGCTACTTTTCTCGTTTTCCATACCCATCGGTAAATTAATATTTATGTATTTACCATTTACTTTACCCAATAATAAGACTGATTCTGGTATTGCGGAAGAAGAATAAAGAATGACATGATCCGAAGATTGTCTCCGGAAAGAAAAAATACTGTTAAGTAACGTGATATTTCTAGAAAGCTTTCCTTGTTTATAAAAAGACCACCATTTCAAAACATCTTCATACTTACGAGTCGTATAAGGTACCCGAAAAGCATTTTCGCATGGTCTCGATATCATAGCGCGCAACTTTGTGACATCCATCGATTTATGTATAGAAAAATTTTTTCTAAAAATGCTTAAACAATTACCTATTACCTAAAAAATGACAGATACACAAAGTTCGTTAACATCTCCAGCTGATAAAGTAGTAACGGAGTACAAGCCTAAATCTAAACCAGTTTTGAATGATGAAGATTGTGAAAGAGCTTACAAGGAATGTTTTGTTTCTTCGCTGACTGATATTGCATATGAGAGAAAATACGCAGATCCCAAAATTCCAGGTCAGACATATTCTCTACATTCATTTATTCCTTCTAAAGGGGCTAAACCAGATAAAGATGGTATATTTGGAATGCTTAAAATCAGAGGTACCTTTGGAACAATCGAAGAGACCAACGAGAGAGCAGAAGAATTGATTAGAAATCATGATTCTTATCACAAAATTTATCACGGATATGTAGGTAAACCGATGCCTATCACTATCAAGTCTGATTTCAGCGCAGAAGTAGAGGAAGTTGATATTAATCAACAGATTTCTAAAATTGTCCGCGAAGACGTGAAAGAGAAGAGAGCAAAAGAGAAAAAGGAAGTACAGGAAATCAGAGAGCGCGAGAGAAATCTCAAGGAAGCAGTAGAGCAGGAAGCAACAGATCCATACGAGAAGTATACTTGCTTGCGTGTCAAGAAGGCACAAGTTGTATGGAGTTACATGGAACATCGTAAAAAGTTGAATGAAATGATCGATGTGTTTGAGCAAACTCTCCTAGAAATCAAGGAGATGGATGATGAAGATGATGACTATGCTAAAAGGTATCTTGACAGATATATCGAAGCTCGTGAAAAAGCTGGTATTCCGGAAGATAAGAACGATTCTAGTTTTATGAAGTATCTTAACATCGATGTCATTGATTTGGAGGAGTATGCCAAAGACCAAGATGCTCTGGCCGATACAGAAGATCCAAACTACAAGGTATCTCGTCTTGCTGGAAGTACTGTGACGGTGGAAAGACGCCCGCAACCACATGATAACGAGGAAACTAAAAAACTCGAGACAGTGGCTGAAGAGGAACCCACAGTAGAAGATTCCAAAGAAGACGGCGAAGAAGCGGTGAAAGATGTCCCAGTAGAGGGTCCAGTTTTGTTAACTAAATGTTAATAAAAACTCAATTATTTCTTCTTACCTTTCTTACCTGAGCCTCTCAGCAAAGCTCCGACTGCTAATAATAGAAGAATAGCTCCGGCAACACTACCGACTACAATACCAGCTATTTCACCTCCAGACATACCTCCTTTGTTACCTTGTCCTGTAAGAGGTGATGATTGATCTTGCTTACATTTGTTCCTGTGACAACTGTAACCTGTATCACAATCCGAGTCTGATTTACAATCATTTCTTATTGATGGTGGTGATGGTGATGGTGATGGTGATGGTGATGGTGCTCCTGTGCAGGATGGTAAGACGTTTTGACCATTCTGCCAGAACCCAGCCGGAACATCTTTTGGGCATACCTTTATTGGCGTCATGTTCGGACGCGACTTATCTTTGCTGGTGTTCACTTCATCTGTCATACAGGAGTTGGTTCGGGCGACATCCAAGTACAATCCGCATAATGCGTCTCCATTATCGTCTCCACAAGATTGTGCATCTGCACCCATACAACACCTAACAGGCCCAAAAGGACCCGATACTGTTGGATAATTTTGATCAGGAGAGCATAATGCACCGCCGCCGCCACCTTGTGCACAATTTTCACAACCTGCTGCACCGGGATATTTGTTGCAACAATCTTGTACAGACACGAAACGTGGGGCGTTCTGATCGCACTCCTGTATTGCGGTTGCGCAGTTCTCACAAGACTGGTCTGCATAACACCAGATGCCTTGGGCGGCATCGCATTTAGCATTTTTCTGTTATTTATAATAACTCAGAAAAAATATTTTTAGCTTAAACTTTTTAAGAAGATAAATAAAATGAGTTCATACCTATGGCCTAAAACTACCAGCTCGGCGGAGAAAGGAGACACCAACGAAGAAAGCACTTCAGCAGATACCATCGAGACACTCGATACTACGCCTGTAGCGGAACCAGTGGTCGATCCACTTCCAGAAAATACACAGTCAACCCAAACGGAGACGCGTGAAGATGATAATGAATGTAGTGAATGCTGCGAACAAGAAACTGATAACGAGTCTGAGAGTGAATCAGACGAAGAGGAAGAAGCAGAAGATCCTTCACAAGGATCTTTTAAAATCACCGCTGACAAAAGTACTTATGTTATTTCGGTAAATGGT